AAATTCTGCTGCAGCCACAAGTGCTCTAGGTACAATAGGTACAACTGCAGTTATATTTGACTTTCAAACAGTAAAAGATCAATATAGTCGTAGGCGTACTGTATATATAGCAGAGGCAGCATAATGTCTACTTCAGCATCTAGAACAGTGCGAATACCACAAGAAAATAGAAAAGTGTTTGTTGAAACATTAGACTTAAATAGAACAGTAAGAGTCTCAGCAGAAAATAGAATAGTATTTGTTGAAAGACAAAGTACATCTGCAGAACGAACTGTATATGCAACTGAGGATTAAAGATGAGTTTTCGTTGGCCTAATAAAGACCCTGATGAACAACTAGACTATAGTGTAGATTGGGAACGTTTTCTTGGTACTGCAACTATTAGCTCTGTTACTTGGTCAGTAAAATCTACTTCTTACAATACCAAGACTACGTTAGCAGGTGGGCAAACATTGACAGTTGCCTCTAGTTCCGCTACTACAGATAACATACAAAATGTATCTCAAACTAACACTAGTACAGTTGCTACAATAAATATTGGTGGTGGTACTAATAATATTGAATACACTTTCTTTTGCAACATAACTGACAGCACAGGTAGTCAAGCAGAACGAAGTATTAAATTACGAGTAAAGGAACGTTAGATGGCATATGACTATCTTGGTTTAGTAAATGATGTAAATCGTAGACTTAATGAAGTAGAACTTACATCAAGTAATTTTGCTTCTGCTGTTGGCGAATATAGTATGATTAAAGATGCAATTAACTCATCTATTCGTTACATTAATCAACACGAGTATGAGTGGCCTTTTAATCATGTGGAGACAGAAGAAGTATTAACTGCAGGTACAATACGTTACGCTTACCCTGCAGATGCTAAAACAATTAACATGGAAACTTTTCGTATTAAAAGGGATTCTACTTTAGGTAATACTACTAAACGTCTTAAAATTATTTCTTACGAAGAATACTTAGATAACTATGTAGATGCTGAATATAATTCAGATAGTAATATTAGAGCTTTACCTAGTTTTGTATTTAGAGCACCTAGTCAAGAGTTTGGTTTTGTAAATTGCCCAGATAAAGCATACACTGTTGTGTATGAGTATTATAGACTTCCTGTAGATCTTATTAACGCCACAGATGTACCTTCTGTTCCAGAGCAGTTTAGATATGTTATACTAAATGGTGCAATGCATTTTGCATATATGTTTAGGGGTGAAGGTCAAGAGTCTGCCTTAATTCAACAACGATTTGAAGAAGAAATTAAACAAATGCGTAGTCTTTATATTAACCGATATGACTACATAAGATCAACTGTAGTACGTAGTACAAGCTCATCTCAAGATACTATTAGGGTTTCTTAGTACATGCCATCAACTCGACAGACATACCCAGTAGAATTTAAGGGTGGGCTTGTTACTAATATGAGTCCTTTGCAACAAGGTATTAATGCACCTGGTTCTGCAAGGATTCTTAAAAACTTTGAGCCATCTATTGAGGGTGGTTATAGAAGAATACTAGGGTATACTAAATATAATAGTAGTATTATTCCTCCTTATGGTGCTCCTGTAGTACATGGTGCAAGTCAAACTGGTACAACACTTATAATAGGTAATATTCATCAAACACCAGTAGCAGGTGATACTTTAACAATAACTGGCGTAACAGGGACATATACAATTGCTTCAGGTGGTGTAAGTTTTGATGCCACAAATAACAGGGCTACACTTACGCTTACTGGTGCTTTAAATAGTTCTCCTGCAAATGCTGCTGCAGTAACCTTTGCTACAACTGCCAGTAACTATCTTATGTTAGGTTGTGGAGTTTTTTTAGATAAAGTTATTGTTGCAAAAAATGATGATTTATTTAAAGTATCTTCTAGTGCTATTACACACATTAACGTACCTAGTTATGGTACTGTCCTTGTAAATGGTGGATCACAAACTGGTACAAGTCTTGCAGTAGATGGACTCACTGCAGCACCACAAGCAGGTGACGTATTTAAAATTGCAGGGGTTGACCTTGTTTATACTGTAACTTCAAACGCAACTGTAAGTTCTGGTGGTTCTACACTAGCTATAAATCCTGCATTAGGTAGCTCTCCTTCAGATAATGCTGCAATAACTTTTTTAAGTACTTCAAGAGATGGTGCTACAAAAACTAGATTTGCTAGGTATAACTTTACAGGCACTGAAAAAATTGCTATAGTAGATGGGGCTAATGTCCCTGCTCTGTATGACAACACTACTTTTACTGCACTTAATGATGCACCTTCAGATGTAGATGGAGCAAATTTTGTAGTAAATTTTAAAAATCAATTATTTTTTGGTAAAAGTAATTTATTAACTTTTACTGCTCCTTATACAGATAATGACTTTACATCTGCTGCAGGTTCTGGTACAATATCATTAGGAGCTATAATTACAGGGTTGTTTGTATTTAGGCAGCAACTAATTATATTTACAGATTCTTCAATATTTCAATTAACAGGTAATACATCAGCAGATTTTCAACTACAACCTATAACCGCAGACATTGGTTGTATAGATACAGATACTATTCAAGAAATTGGTGGCGATGTTATGTTTCTTGCCCCAGATGGTTTAAGGCTGTTAAGTGGTACTGAAAGAATAGGTGATTTTGGTTTAGCTGTTGTATCTAAACTAATACAAAAAGAAACAACAGATTTTATTAACAGCAACACTTCTTTTGCCAGTATAGTTATTCGTAGTAAATCTCAGTACAGAATACTAGGTTATAATACAAATATTACACAAGAAAATTCTCAAGGTATTATTGGTACACAATTTTCTGGTCAGGGCGGTGAAATAATTTCTTGGGCAGAGCTTCGTGGTATTAAAGCATATGTGGCAGATAGTAGATTATATCAAAATGCAGAAACAATAGTGTTCGGTAACGATGATGGTTATTTATATAAAATGGAAGATGGTAATAGTTTTGACAGTTTAAATATTGAAACTACTTTTGCAACTCCTTTTTTACCAATAAATGATCCAAGAGTACGTAAAACTTTTTATAAAGCTTTTTTATATACAGACCCACAAGGAAGTGTTTCTTTTAATATGAGTCTTAAATTAGACTTTGATCAACTTAATAGCATACAACCTGCACGAATAAATTTTGACAGTGATACAGGTACAGTTGCATTTTATGGTTCTGCTACTTATGGGTCATCAGCAGTATTTAGCAATAAGCTCTTAACTCTTTTCGAGACTCAGCTAATAGGGTCAGGGTTTACAGGGTCTATACAATTTGAGTCAGATAGCACAGATCCACCATTTTCACTTGATGCTATAACTCTAGAATTTGATACAAACACGAGAAGGTAAACTAAAATGGGAACAGGTTATACTAGGAATGATACTTCTAATAACATTGCTGATGGTAATGTTATTAATGCTTCTGACTTAGACGGAGAGTTTGACGCAATTCAAAGTGCGATGGGTACAAGTGGTCACACACATGACGGTACATCTGCAGAAGGTGGGCCTGTTACTGTAGTTGGTCCTGCCCAGGATCTTGTAGTTACTGCCTCTGAAGTAAAACCTAAAACAGATAATACTCTTGATTTAGGTACATCTTCTTTACAGTTTAAAGACGCTTACTTTCAGGGTACAGTAGACACAGATGGCATAATGACTGCTGCTACATTTGAGCCTGATGGAGATACAGCAGCAGGTGACAATGCTGCAATAGGGTATACTGCTGCAGAAGGTCTTATTCTTACAGGTCAAGGTAGCACCAATGACGTTACAATTAAAAATGATGCTGACGCTGATGTAATAGAAATACCTACTGGGACAACTAACGTAACTGTAGCAGGTAATTTAGGTGTTGGTGGTACGGTCACTGCTACAGGCACTTCTGTTTTTGCTTCACTAGACATCTCTGGCGACATAGACGTAGATGGTACAGCCAACCTAGACGCAGTAGACGTTGATGGTGCAGTAAACTTTGCTGCTGACGTAACTTTTGCAGATGGTGCAGATATTATTACTGCTAGTGCAGGTACATCCAACTTCAGAGCAGGTGTAAACGCAGGTAACTCAATAGCTTCTGGCGGTAACTATAATACTGTTGTAGGTGATGAGGCAGGTACTGCTTTGACTACTGGAGATAATAACACAGCCATTGGATTTGAGGCACTGTCAACTGAAGATGCAGATGGAAACAACACTGCTATTGGCTATCAAGCATTAAAAACTCTTAATGCAGGAGCTAGTGGGTTTAATACAGCAGTTGGAGTAGCTTCTGGTACAGCCATGACGACTGGTGTAAAAAACACGTTGCTTGGTCATGGTTCTGGAGCATCCTTAACAAATGCTGATTTAAATATAGCGATTGGTTTTGGTGCACTCAACTCAGACACATTAGGCAGTAAAAGTGTTGCGATTGGTGAACAGGCATTAAATGCTCAAAATTATACTACTGCTACCGATAGTAATAATACAGCCGTTGGACATAACGCAGGTAAAGCAGTAACAACAGGTACACTTAACACTTTAATTGGTGGTCTTGCAGGTGATGCTCTTACCACAGGTGCAGGAAATGTGGCTTTAGGAACTTCTTCTTTAAGTGCAGATACGTTAGGTTCTCTGTCTACTGCTATAGGTTATCAGGCTTTAGAGTCTCAAAACTTCACTACAGCTACAAATACATATAATACAGCAGTGGGTATTAATGCAGGTAATAAAGTCACAACAGGCGTAGAAAATACCCTAATCGGTGCTTTAGCAGGTGATGCCTTGACTGATGCAGACTATAATGTTGCTTTGGGGACAGCAGCTTTATCTGCTGATACTTTAGGTAGCAGAAGTGTAGCCATTGGCGCTTACACGTTAAATGCACAAAACTTCACTACAGCTACCGACTCTTATAACATAGCAGTTGGGCATAATGCAGGTAACTCAGTAACAACAGGAATAAGAAACACTCTCATTGGTGGTCTAACAGGAGATGCTATAACTACAGGTGTAGAAAATACTATTCTTGGATACCTCTCAGGTAGTGCATTAATTGATGCAAATTACAATTGTGTTCTAGGTTCACAAGCTTTAGCTAGTGATACAAAAGGAAATAGATCAATAGCCATTGGTCAAGGTGCTTTAAATGCCCAAAACTTTACTACAGCTACAGATGTTTACAATACTGCTGTTGGAGATCATGCAGGTCTGTCAACAACAACAGGTAACTCAAATACTTTTATAGGTGGTCTTACTGGTGATGCTATAACTTCTGGTAGTAACAATACGGCAGTTGGAAAAGGAGCATTTAGTACAGATACGCAAGGTAGAGAAAATGTTGCTGTTGGTAATGGTGCATTATTCGCTCAGAACTTTACTACTTCAACAACTTCTTACAATACAGCAGTTGGGTCTAGTGCAGGGGGAGCAATCACAACAGGCGTAAAAAATACACTTATCGGTGGACTTGCAGGTGATGCAATAACTGATGCTGATTTTAATACGGCAGTAGGATACCTTGCTTTAAGTACTAACACACTTGGAAGTCGTAACACAGCTATTGGAACGGTTGCCCTTAATGAAATGAATCCAACTACAGCCACAGATACATACAATACAGCCGTTGGTTATGGTGCAGGAGAAGTAATTTCAACAGGCACTTTAAACACTTTAATTGGTGGTCTTACTGGTGATGCCATTACAACTGGTGGAGAAAATGTTGCGTTTGGTTATCAAGCACTTACTTCAGAGACTGTAGGTAAAAGATCAATTGCGATTGGAGTTGATAGTTTAAAAAGCCAAAACTTTACTACAGATACACAAACACACAATACAGTAGTTGGTTACAATGGAGGTAATAAAATTACCGTAGGTGTTGGTAACACCATTATGGGTTCTCAAGCTGGTGACGCACTAACTGATGCTGATGATAATGTAGCTATTGGTAGACAAGCTTTAACAGCAGACACTTTAGGAAGTAGGTCAGTTGCTATTGGATTTAATACTCTGGCTGATCAAAACTTAACGACTGCTACAAGTACTTATAACACAGCAATTGGTTACAATGCAGGTGGAGGAGTAACAACAGGAATAAGAAACACTTTCGTTGGTGGTTTAGCAGGTGACGCAGCCACAACAGGGTGGGGTAATACTGCTATTGGTTATAATGCATTATCAACAGAAACGACAGGTCAATCGTCAACTGCTGTAGGTATGAATGCTTTAGGTTCTCAAAATGTTGGTGGTGGTACAGATACTTACAATGTAGCAATGGGTATACAGGCAGGTCAAAATGTAACATCAGGTGTACAAAACACTTTTATAGGTGGGGCAGCAGGTGATAGTGCTACAACAGCAGCAAATAATGTTATAGTTGGTTATAATTCTGGTTTATTAGCAAATGATACTGCACAAGTAGTTGTCCTTGGGTCTGGTGTAACATCTCAAGCAGCGAATAATTTTACATTTGGGTTTGGTTCTACAGACAGTAATATAGCTTTTGGCGCTACAAGTATTACTGCTCCATCAGATGAAAGGTATAAAGAAAATATTGCTACCTCTACAGCAGGGTTGTCATTTATAAAAGATTTGCGTCCTGTTACTTTTCAATGGAAAAAAGAAAAAGATATTCCCTTAGATCACAAAGCATATGTAGCAGATTCAGATAATAGAGTGATGCAAAGCCAAGGTGAAACAATGCATGGCTTTATTGCTCAAGAAGTTAAGACTGCAATAGATAATCATTCTGAAATAAAAGATGGATTTGATATGTGGTCTGCTGATCCTACAGATGGCAGACAAAGACTTGGCCCATCAGCACTTATACCAATACTTACGAAAGCCATCCAAGAATTATCAACAAAGAATGATGCACTTGAAGCACGTATCGCAACACTAGAAGGATAAACATGGAATTAATACAAAGACATTTACCAAACATAGGAGTTGTAGAGGGGCAACTTCCAGAAGACGTTGTCGAGAATATATGGACTGTAGTAAACGAGGCACGAGAACAGCCAGAAGACATGAAGCCTGAACTCGCAGGTAACATCAGTAAGTCTATCAGGTTGGATGGTGACTCACCTCTACTTAAAGAGTTTGTTGGTGAGATAATACCTTCATTTATGAAGAGCCACATGGAAGCTTATGGACCACCTTATCGTCAAACTATGCGTGAGGGTGAGGGTTGGAGCTTAGAAAGCTTATGGGTTAACTTTCAGAAGCAACATGAGTTTAACCCACCGCATGACCACAGTGGCGTGTACAGTTTTGTAATATGGATGCAGATACCTACATCTTACGAAGAGCAAAAGAAACTTCCTATTTGTGCAGAGTCAAATGCAGATAACCACATATCTAACTTTGCATTTAGTTACACAAATACGTTGGGCAGAATATCAACCTTTGCCTACAACATGGAAAAAGAAGCCGAAGGTTACATGGTTATGTTTCCATCCTCAATGCTTCATCAAGTATTTCCCTTCTATGAAAACGATGGGGAAAGAATATCAATATCTGGTAATGTTAATATACAAGCTCTGAAAGGAAAAGAAGATGAGTAGAACAGCAGAAGAAATAGCACAAGCACACGCAGCTTGTTTAGGTGGAGCAAGCACTATCAACAGTGTTATTGCTACGCATAATAAGGGTGCAGATGCTACGAATGAAGACTTTGGACACGACATGACACACGATGAAAAGAAAGCTAGAGTAGAACGTAGTGTAGGCTATCTAAAGTATCAGAAAGCTTTGACTGATTGGGGTAGCGAAAGCTTCACTGACATAGACGCAGCTATCTCTGCTGCGGATGCTTTTACATCATAAAATAATGAGTGTTATTAATCTCACTCCTGAAGAGCTAGAAGAAATGCTAGACAACGCAGCTAGGCGTGGTGCTAAAGAAGCACTACGTTCTATTGGGTTACTTGATAATGATGCTCAAAAAGATATACTAGAGATGCGTAACTTAATAGAAGCGTGGAGAGATACACGTAGATCGATATGGTCAACATTAGTAAAAGTATCTACCGTTGGAGTCCTGACATTTATTGCAGGTGCGGTATGGATGACAATGGGTAAATAAGGAATAAGATATGGCGGTAAGACCTAAAATAAGACCAAACACCTACTCTAAAAATCAGGCAAGCACTGCTGCAGAGCAAGAAGCTAGAAATATAGCTGTAAAAATGGCTAGTCAACAACCTAGTGATAGAGAGTTGCTTAGAGAAGAAGCTAGTCAAGCAGGTAGGGAAATTGCACAGTTAGAGGCTGCAGCATCGGGTGACTACAGTGGTATTGTTGGAACAAATGATAACTATCAAGAAAGACAAGAAAAGATAAGAGCAGCAGAGCGTACAAATGCTTTGTTAAATACTGATCCTGCAGATTTTAGAGGGAATTACCAAGAAAGACAGGAACAAATAAGAGCACAAGAAAGGTTAAAAGCTAGAGTAGAAAAGTATGGTTACAATATAAATGGCGATACTGTTGCAGATCCTGTGGTAGATCCTGTAGTAGATCCTGTAATAGATCCATTTATAGACCCTTTTGTAGACCCTGTGGAAGATCCTGTTGTAGATCCTGTTGTAGACCCTGTGGTAGAACAGCCTGTAGAAATAATACCTGAAGATAATATATCTGGAGGAAATTTTACCTCTACAATACCTTCAACAGAAGTAGTAGAGATAGGTGCAGGTGAAGTAGCCTCAATAGATCCTAATACTCCTAAAACAGTAATTCAAGATGTTGCACCAGTTACATACACTGGAGGGGTAGATACTACAGCAACAACTAGTGGTAGCACTTATGTACCACCACCCCCTGAAGATATGACTACTTCAATTACATCTCCTACGAC